TCACCGCCTCGATGACGGGCAGCAGTTCGGCCATGGCCAGCGGCGGGACGCCGAGGGCGTCACCGAGCGCCAGCGCCGCCGACATGTCCCAGCCGATCACCGCGCCCGGCAGCACGCGCAGCTGGCCGCCGAGACGGCCGACCAGGTCCCAGACCTGCCAGCCTTCATGCGTGAGCGGGCGGTTCAGGCGCGCCGGGCAGTCCGGGCAGGCTTGCGTGCAGGCTTCGCAGTAGCGCTCGCCCCCGCCGAAGGACCATTCGGCGAGAGCGCGGAGCCGTTTTTTTCCTGTTCCAGCAGCAGGCCCTTCGAGACATAGGTCAGCTGGAAGGCCTCGAAGATCGGCCAGACGTCGAGCAGCGCGTCGATGGCCTCGGGGCTCGGATCGATGGGATTGCCGTCTGCATCGCCCACGCCCTCCCAGGCGAGCACCGCTCGCCGCGCCAGCGCCTTGGCGAAGGCGACCGCGCGCTCCTCGTCGGAGGCCTTCTCGGGTACCGCCTCGACGGCCGGATCGCTGCGTGTCGCCACCATCAGCGCGGTGGTCAGCGGACGGAGCTGCACCCGGACGCCGGGCGCGAGGTCGTGCCAGCGCGGGGCGTTCGTCAGATCAAGCGTCAGCATCAATAGGTCTCCATGTCGTTCACTAGGGTGGCGGTGCACATCCGGCCGACGGTGCTGTCGCGCGCGGCCTGCCAGTCGAATGTCGCCTGGACGCCCTGCGGCCCGGAAATCTCGATGCGCGGACGCGGCAGGTAGACGGCGTGCACGGTGAAGGTGAAGCTCTCGCCGGACGGCAGGACGTAGGCGAATTCCATCTCGCAGGCCTCGCCATTGATGGCCTGCGTCACCAGCGTCTGGTCGGCGAAGCGCACCTCGATCCGGCCGGTCAGGGCGGCGATGGAAGGGTCCGCGCCGTCAATGCGCCCGTCGCTCCGGATGGTTTCGATCCGGTCGAGGTTGTTGGCGTAGGTGATCTCGGCCGAGACTACGTTGCCGAGGGCGGTGCCGTTGCGGGTGATCGCCCCGTTGAAATGGCCGAAGCGCTTCAGCTCGAGGGCAGCGGGCGTTCCAGCGCTCGTCGTGGTCCCGTCCGTCTCGCCCTGCGCCACCAGCCGCGCCGTTGCCGTCAGCAGCCCCGAGCGCTGCATCTGCCAGGTGATCTGGTCGAGCACGCAGCCGGAATACATCGCATAGCGCGGCACCTCAGGCATGCCGGTCTCGATCGACATCGAGGGCAGCGTCCAGGCGCCCGACTGAAACTCATGCGTCCACGGACCGGTGCCCGTGGTCGTGGGCGCGCCGAACGCTGCCTTCAGCCAGAAGCCGAAGGCCTCTGCGTCGAGCGGCACGACGACGTCGCCATCGGCCGTCACCGCGTCCTTGATCGGCGCCAGCGGATCGCGGCCGTAGCCGAGAAGTTCCGAGTTCAACAGCGGCTGCTCCGCCCCCAGCGAGGCGCTGGCGAAGGGCATGCGGGTGAAGCCGCTGGCGGGCGGCGTTCCATAGGTCGTCTCGAATGCAAGCGCCATCAGCGCCCGCGCTCCCTGGGCTCGTGCCATGGTGTTCTCCTCGGGTTGTCGGGATCAGCCGAGCGGATCGGCCGTGGAATAGTGCAGCACGACCGGGATGACGGCGGCCTTCAGGCTGGCCGCGCCCTCGACCGGCAGATCAACCGGGCGCGGCGCTTCCGCCGCGACCCAGTCGCAAAGCCCACCGAGCGTGCGGTCGGCGGCGAGTGCTGCGCCGAGGCTGGCGCAGAGCGTGTCGAAGGTGGCGTCACGGTCAGCGCCCTGAACGACAGCCTCGATCTCAGCGCGGTGCTGGTAGTGGTAGGCCAGTGGCGACAGCGTCACCTCGGGCTCCCCCGGCTCGCCGTCACGCAGGATCAGTAGGCCACCGGCCTGAACGCGCTCGGGCAGCACCTCGCCGCGCAGGGCGGTCGCGGGCAGCGCTGAGAGCCGCGCGTGCAGCGCGGCGAGGATGGTTTCGCGTGGGGTGGGCATCCCGATCCGTCCTCGGCAGTCATTGCGCACGCGGTTCTGTTCTAGCGCCGGGCAAAAAGTGACGATACGGTCACGGCATGTGCAATGCCGTAGCCAGATTTTGTAGTCGAGGTCGTAGATGACGGCCTACACTGACTTCAGAAATTCCATTGCTTCGGCGAATAGCCTCACGGAGATGTACAAGGAGCTTCGCAGAAGTCGCGGTCTTGGGCAGCGCGGCCGTCTGACGGCAGAGAATGAGGATCTGCTTTGGCTGCCTCGGTCCGCGATAGTTATTTCGATCTCAGCTCTTGATGCTTATGTGCATGCGGTTCTGTATGAACGCATCCCGACTGTGATCAGTACAGGAACCCTGCCTGATTCATTGGCTAAAGCGCTGTCCTCCATTATGCCGATCAAGGACGCGAATACTTTCCGTGATGCACTGCCGATTATAACTTCTGCAGCACCCCAAGGAGAACTCGCCACAAGGCTTCGCACAAAGACGCTGGAGTTTTTGTCCTATCAGGCACCCGAAAAAATCCAGGGGGCTTATGAAATGATCGGACACGATAGTGTATTCGCATCTGTCTCGGCGCTGTGGCCCGGACCCAACAGTACCGAAGATGATCTAAAACGCATTCTCGCGAATTACGTGAAGCGGAGAAACCAGATCGCACATGAGGGAGACCGAGAGGCAAACGGCACCGTGCGCCACATCCAGCCCCAGTATGCTGACAAGGTTGCGAGCTTCGTCCAGAACCTTGTCAACAGGCTCAATCGCATTGTCTATCCGAATGAAGTCATCGAGGAAGCCTGACCGTTTTGGAGATGCGATCATGGGAGTTGGAACTTCGGCTGCAACAAGCTGGCTATCACCTCGTTTCTAACCATTTCGCCACGATCAGCCCCGGCACGCTGTCCAGCGCCCGGTCTGCATCCCGCGCCAGATTCAATCGCTTCGGCAGCTTGACCTGCGGCACCAGCAGGAAGATCGGCGCGGTGACCTTGCCACGCCCGGTCTTGGAGCGCGACACCACCGCCTGTCCCTTCGTGTTCAGCCGTCCCTCCGCCACAAGCAGGCTCGGGCCGGTGCGGCGATAGACGAAGCGCAGCCGCAGCCCGCGTCGTCGCTCCCATTCGCCGGGGGTGATCCTACCGCCGCGCAGGGATTTGCCCGCGGCTGGCAGCGGGATCGCCAGCCAGAACCCGCTTTTCGAGCGGATCAGCGGGCCAGTGTCATGCGCGCCGACGATCACCGGAGCCTTCGACCAGACCAGCGCCGCCGCATCCAGGCTCTCGCCCGACCTCGGGAAGTTCTGGCTCCGGATCGAGTTGGCCAGCCGGGGCCCGAGCCCCGCACCGGTGATCTGCAGCCTCCACGCGGTCTTCAGCCCGGTCCCGGCCTCACGCATGGCTGCGGTGACGGCGCGTTTGCCTGCTGCGACCTCGGCCGCCATCAGGGCGACAATGTCGGGATCGATGGCGAGCTTCAGTTTCACGCGGGCCTCAGATCGACGGTCCAGACCAGCCGCTCGCGATCGCGGACAGGCTCGCCCTGGATGAGAAAGGCGTCACCGTCGATCTCGATCCGGTCGCCGGGGCGCGGGTTCGACACCTCCGCGACGCGCAGGTCGATCCGCGTGGTCTCGGACCAGAGCCGCGCATCGCCGAAGTCGGAGACGACATCCGCCCGCCGGGCGACGACGCGCACCAGGACGGGCGCACCGCCGTCGGCGATGTAGACCGCGTCCCGGCCGATGGTCGGATCTGCGAAGAGCGCGCCAACGGCGGCGGCGAAGGCGCTCATCAGAAGGACGCGTTCAGGCGCACCCTGCCGATGGTGTCGCCCGCGCCGCTCGCCACCGCCTCGACGGCCACGCCGATGAGGGTGTTGTCGGTGGCGACCGTGGTGCAGCGCTTGTTGGTGTTGTCCCAATAGACCGTGGCCCCCGCGGCCCATGCCTGGCTGCCGACCTTGGTCAGGTCGAACACACCGACGAGCGCGGTCTCGACAGGCTCGCCGATGGCGGCCGCTCCGGCGGCGATGCCGAAGATGGAGCCGACGAGCAGGCCGTCGCCCGAGGCGACGGAATAGGGCGCGGTCAGGGTGATGGTCTTGCCGGGCTGGACGTAGTTTTTCATGATGGGGATCCTCGTGGAAAGACGAAGGGCGGCCCGTCAGGACCGCCCGGATGTCAGGCTTCAACATGGGGTGCGGGTTACGCGCCCGGGTTCTTGTAGAGGCCGCGCCAGTCGATGGCCTTGGCGCCGAAGTCGAGGCGGCACTTG